GATGTTGAAGGTGATGATGAAAAGTGATGAGAGAAAGTTCATATGGCTCTGCGGATTCGCTTGACTGCAAGTCCGTAGTCCATTCCAAGAATCTTGTCAGCGAACGGGGATGCGCAAGAGTAGCCGACAGGGAGATGGAGAAACTCTTGAAGGTCTGCAACGTCGGCGGAGTCGAGCGAATAGCGCTCCAAAAAGCGTTCATCGCTGACCGTGACGAAATTACCTTCAGTCAATGATTTCCGGTCCCAGTAGCTCTCTTTCATTGCGTTCTTGACAGCGGCCTCAGTAGCGGGACCGAACTTCTCACGTAGGGTGGTCAATATGGGACAAGTGACTCGTGGGAACATTCCTTGGAGCACACCAGCGCTGTTGGCGTTGGCTCGTGCCTCCCAGGGTTGTTTCCTTGAACCAAGTAAGTCTCCATTACAACTCCCCGCTCCGCGGAGGTACGGCCCGAAGTTGAACAAGGGCAGCCATGATTCTTCTTTCTCGTCGTTGCAAAAACCCCAGCAAGGTGAGTATTTCAAGAACTGGATCTCCTCCGGCTTCCGAGCAGGCTCTTCAAAGCCTTCAAGGACGTAGCCCACGCGTAAGCAGGCCGCGCGTAACTTGTTGAGCAGCTCAGGTAGAGGAAGGTGTCGTGATTCAAGGTATTCTCTGTGGAGTTCCCGTCCGTTGCTTTCGTTTGCGAAATTGTTGAGGAGGGTGGTGAGGGTGGACCCGGAGGAAAGGACAGCGGCTTTGGAACCGTCTTCGTTCCATTTCCCGAAAACCAGGTTGAACTCGGCGTTACCGGAATATCGCGATTTCAGGCGCATGTTAAGACGACACTGCATGACGAGAGTCTCTACCTCATACCGTAATGGCGGAGGTGTCGCTCGGATGAGTGCGTCGAAGATGGCGTCCCGGTGACTGCGATCACAGCACGCGATGTCGAGATTCAATGTGATTACCCGACCGCGATGGCGGAAAGATAACGCAGAGTCATCGGAATGATAAACGAAGTAAAAGTCTCCCTCAGGGTTGATGAGCTTAGAGAAAACGTCGCGCAGGCGATTGAAGGTAGGGGCTTTGACGAATTCGATAGTGCACTCGGCTCCAATGTGCAAAGGGTGTTTGTCGAAATAACTCTTGATGAAAGATGTTACTCGATATCCTTGCAAACTGGCGGCC